CGATCGAGATAAACTCGACGGCTCGAGTCGGGACGACGATGACCTTTCCGTTCAATCGATTGAGGTCCTTGTCTTCCTGCGTGTTGTTAGAATCATCCATGATGATCTTGAACGATTCGATTCCTTGCTGAGCCTGGACTAGAGCGATGAAAGCTCCCGCCTCGTCAAGGAACTTGTTCCTGACGTCTTGGGTGTTCTGCTCGAAGACCAGTCGAGAAGCGACTCCGACGATCGTCCTCTTGATTTCGAGAAGCATTCGACGGACATTGACTCGATCGAGCGCCGACTTCTTGATCTTCAGGGTCTTCTGACCGAAGATGACGAATCCCTGTCGGGGGAAGGTGGCGATCGGATTGATTCGAGAATCGTACAGCTTGTCTCGATCGTCGACAGAAAGTCGGACCGGAACGTTGGTAACGAAATCGAGAGCCGCGCGGTTGAAACCGGCAGGTGCGAACCAGGGGTACGCCACTCGATCGTTGAGGGCCAGAGCCGCGATAGCGGCGACGGACGACGGAACCTTGACTCGGCGGCTGTTGACTTCGTCATTGATGAAGACATCAGGGAAGTAAGTCGCCGTGTAATCGTTATCGACCCCTCGTCCTTCGAAGAGGGCGATAGTTTTTTCGACATCGGGCTTGGCGACAGAGTCGTCATACAGACGATTGCTGCTGTCATCGTACGGGACGAGATCCATCAGGTACAGAGCCAGTCCGTAAGACTTGGCCTTGGCCGCGACCTGGTCGGTGATGTACGGCTCTCGGATACCCGGGATAGCCAGCACATTGACGGTCGAAACCATCGAATTGAGCATGATGTTGGCTGCAGCGAGGTAAGACGCGACAGTGTTGTTCGTCGGACCGGTGCCGTTCGGGTTGTATCGAAGTCCCGGAGCGACGTAGCTAGCCTCGGCTCCGCCGCCAGCATCGAAGGAGGAAGCCTTGTCGTTCATACGCTTAGCGTTCCTATCCAGGATGTTGACGCCGTCGAATCCGCCGTACATCATATTCGTGAACTTCATGAACTGAGTGAAGCGGTTGAAATCGACGGAAGAGGTCAGAGAGACCAGCGTACCGAAGGTCAGACGACGGTTAGCGAGAGCCGGATCGTTGACGGTGTAATCCGTCGGATCCAAAGTAGCATCGCGCATGTAAGCCGCTTCTCGCATGTGATCATTGACAGAAGCAGTAAGCTCGGCCAAAGAAGAGTTAGCGAGGGCGACCTTGGCCAGAGTGAACTTATTGTTGTTGAGAGTATCGGCACCCGAACCGGTGACCAAAACATCGAGCTTGGCAAGACCCAGCATCTTCGAGTAAGCCTCGAGGAGGTTGTTCTTTTCCGACGTGATGTTCGAGTTCAGAGGATCGGTGGTACGCTCGTACTTGACTCCCCAGAAGAGGGAACCATTAGCCAGCTCGGTCGGACCCGGAGATCCGACGAAACCGCTCTGCTGCACCTCTCCTCGAGTCACCTTGAATCGAAGGGGTAGCGGAGGCAGGATCGAAGCCGTCAACGGGTTGACATTATCACCGGCGGCCAATCGATAAGCAAAAGCTGATCCATCAGTCAAAGAATCGTTCGTTTTCAGCAGCTGCGGGCCGCGGAAACCGAAGGGCAGGCTCTTGACGGGCGTCAAGGCCTTTTCGACATTCTCATGCACAATGACTCGAACCAGCTGGGATCGATTAGCATACTTGCCGCTGACGACGAAACGTCGCTCGGACTCCGACTCAGCGTCGAAGTTGAAGTAAACCTTTCGATCTCCGATTACTCGAGCGATGAAATTGTCCGAGTTCGGATCGAGAGTGCAGTTCGGGAAGGTCTCGAGAACATCCTGGTTAGTATCCGAATCGTTCCAGGATCGGATCAGAACCGTGAAGGTTCCGTACGGCCTAGAGTCATCCAGAGAAGCTCGGATGTTGGAGATAGAGATCTTGTAGAGCTTGTTGGCGTATTCTCCGTCGTCGATCGCTTCGAAACGGAAGAGATCGTATTCGGTCTTACCGAACGGCTGAGAGATGAACCAAGAAGTCGACGGAGCGCGGTAGCGCGTATCGAAGTGTCCGTAAGCCGTCCTCATATTGAAGGACGTTTCGCCCGAATTGTTCGACTGGTAAGAAGAACCGGACAGGATAGCGACAGAAGTTGCAACAGCGAGTTCGGCGTCAACCGCAAAATCGGCGTAAAGCACGTGCTGTTCCGACTCGAACTTCTCAGGATCCCTGTTGAGGAGCTTGGCGAAGTAGTCGTCATCCGTGGGATTCATAGACGCGCTGTAGACTCGAATGCCCGGCAGACCGTCTCCGTTGCCGAAGCTGGTGCCCAGGGCCGAAGAGATGACAAGCTTGAATCGATCTCCCGAGATGGTAGCCAAATCGGAAGTTCCCGAATGAAGATTTCCCGGAAGAGCTACGGCTCCACCCAAAACCTGGACGCGGGCGCCCGAAGCCATGAGAAGCATGCCGCGGACGATATTGCCGGACGAAGGTCCGAAGCTATCGTTATCAGTGAAGACCGGGTAACCCCACGTCTCATTGGAAGTAAAAGTGTGATTCGCTGCAAGGAACTGCACGCAACCCATGTGGCGACCTTCGCCCGGAACCGTGGTACCCGTGACGAAGAATCCGGCGTTCTTGACTCGATCAGTCAGCTGTGCCTTGGCGATGTCCGCGACGGACTCGTTCGAACCGGCTCCGAGGACCCTCATAAATGTCAAAGCAGAGCGGTGCTTGAGGAACTCGTTGGCCGCGTACGGTGCGTACTTACGGAAGTCGAGATTACCAAACTTTGAAATGAATTCGCTGAACGTCGCGACCGTGATCGGGAAGAAAGCCGGTCCTTTCTGGGACGTACCAATCAACCCTGCCGGGGTCCCGACGGGACCGCCAGCCTCTCGAGCGGACTGATCGATTTCGCGCTCAAAGAAATTGGGAGACCTAAATGTCTGCTCTGCCATATGGAAGCTCCTCTACAAACCCAGTTATAAGTATCTGCGTTTCCGCGTAGAATAGATAATGGATCATTCTTCTATGATTTTGAAGCTCAGACCGTCGATATCCCTATACACGGTCTCGCCGGTCGATGGGTTTGTAGTCACGACTTTCAAATAGCGAGTCTCGTTCTTGCCTGAGAAGGGGTTCAAAACGACCTTAGAAGAATACGAAGATTCGACCTTCTTGGACGTCTCTTGCGGAAAATTGCTGTTGGGATCGTTCAAAACGAATTTCGGATCGGTCGGGTCTCCGGCCAAATCCGGATCGTTCGATTTTTGATCCGGGATAGCGTTATTAACTAGCTCCAATTCGTCCGATCCTACGGCGAAAGTCACTAGCGGCGCCGAGACATATCGACGCGTGGCTGCGGGAGTACCAGAGATATTCTCTCCCGCGATGAGGTAGGCCGGGACAGTGATCTGGAAACTATAGCGAACTAGACGCTCTTCCTCTCCGTAATCTTCCGAGTTGTCTTCAGGCTTGTAAGTGTTGTCGACGATGCTAGCCACAAACCAATAGCCCTGGGTCGTCTCGATGCGAAAGTTAGCTCCTCCTTGCATCAGATAGGACGTCATCATCTGCTGGATCATCTGATTCATATGGACGGCATAGGACGTCCAGAATGTGATCTCGTAAGTCGCTTTATAGAATTGGGGAGAAGGGATGGTAATGATCTCCCAAATATTCTTGTCGTTGATCGGTGACAGCAGACCGCCATCTTGTACGACGGAATCATAAGCATGCTCGTTGATCGGACGATCCGTATCGACGGTACCGGAAATGTGCGAACGTGAAACGTTCCTTTGATTGGGCAATCCCAGCTTAGCGATAAGATTCTGGTACGAGCGATCGCGTGGAGACAACCTTCTTTTGATGACCAGCTCACCCGTTTGCTGGTTGATGCCGCGGCCCGTAATATCGCTAGCAATGTCCTGCTCTAGACCGGTACGACGAATCGTGACCAGGGGCAGGATGATCGTCTGATTGTTGTCTCGAAAGGGTCGCTCTTTCTTAAAGAGAGCCCAACGCTCTCCGGTCGCGAAAATGACGGGAGCTTTCTTAGTCTCTCCCGATTTTTCATTTCTGACTGTCAGTTTGAGCTGCTTATCGAAGAAATTGAATAGAGCTCTATCGACATCCGTCAGGCCGCAGCCCGGGATGGAGATATCAGTGGGCACATCGGGACTACTGTAGCCCGACGGAACGCCTCTAGGATCTCCTGCCTTGTAGCGGGTCGTCATTTTTCAATCCTTTGAGGACATTTGTTTTTCTTGTGACCCAACTCTGAACACAAGGAACACTTTCCCGGTCCAAATTTTCTTCCCTTACAGGAAGACGAACGTCCTTTAAGGGTCTGACTTATCTTTTGTCTGACATCATCAGATTTGGGTCCACAAATCGTTTTCTTCATTTCTTCTGTCATCGGGATTCCCTTATTCCAGGCTTGAATCCCTTTTCGGCATCCCGTTTTTAGAAAAGTTTCAACTCGTTTGCGTGTGTGTTCAGGATCCTGTTTACGTCCTCTCCAATAATCTCCAATTTTCTTACGAGATTCTTCTGAAAGAATATGGTTTTGAAGACCTCCAGACGTTAGGTTATAACCCTTCTCAGGATTGAAAGAATCAAATTGAGTTACCCAAAATTGCTCTCTTTCATCGATCAGATCATCTTCACAAGAATCAATAATTTTAAATTCAAATCTTTCATTGAAAAGATTGACATCGACTTCTTCTCCGCAATATTTTCGAATAGCTCTACAGAGAAGAGAATTGGACCCACGACGAGCGGCATTCAAATGCTGAGCTTTTCTTTTGATGGGAATTTTAGATTGACCAACATAAGCTTTTGAATTTTCTCGATTCAGAATCACATACACATACTTCATGATTCTAATTATTCCTCACTGGAATAAAAGGCCGAACCTACATCATCCGGATCTCCGTCTCCTGATACTTCGGCCGGACCCGAAATGGGTTCCGAAAGAACTCCTGTCTCTTGCAAGTCTCTCTTATCGGCTGTTGGGCCCTGTCGGTTATTGTCAAATCCCCGCTGCTGGACGAATTCATCCTGCACCGCGTTGGGATCTCCATACCCAGCCTGGGTGGGTCCGCCGATTTGCGGAACTTTGAATTGGCTCTCACGAACGTTCTGACCAAGAAGCTTGATGCCGTCGACATGCTCGACCTGGCCAAAGATATTTCGAATGAAGTCGGCAGCTACAATTTCGTAAGTTACCGGTCCATAGGTGAAAAAATCACCGACCGAAATGCTGATGCCCTTGTCAATCATATCTCGATGTTGAATGAATACCTCGAGAGTCCAGTTTTGCTCGTAACCCACTTTACCCGTGGTATTCTTCTGCACTGGCTGACCGACATGTGCCTCGATCTTGATAGGATTATCGAAGACCTTTTCGATCGACTCGTTGTAGACATCGTGATTGGTCGTCTTGATCTCAGAGATCGGGTAATAATAGATGAATTGCCCGATGATATCCTTGACATACTCTTTGGTAATGTCAGAGATGAAATTGAGTTCTCTCGGAGTGACGAAAAGACGAGCCATGCTACTCTATTAAGTAGCAACGTCAACCGACGTAGATGCTCTTTCCGATCGGCATCGGCAGATACTTGAGCTGTTGATTGAGCAATTCTGCCTTGTTAGCTTCTCGCTCTATAAGCTTATCGTAAGTCAGATCATCCATCATAGTGCGCAGATCGTCAAGAAGCTTTTCCTTGTCTTCTCTACCCTGCGTCACTAGTTCCTCTCCATCGAGCTGCAAATCAGCTCCTGGGATGGGGAGTGTTTTAAGCTTGGATCTGACTCGTCCGAGGACAATCGTAGCCAGTGCCAACGTATAATCCCTGATCCACTGCTTACCCGGAGAGTTGATCAGATGATACTGGATGTCAACGAAGGGCACGTTAGACGGATTAGAAATGGATCCGCTGATGGTGCTATCTTGGATCTGGGATCCGCTGACCGATCCGTAGTCGGGATCGAGAGGATCAGGTTTGGCTCGAACTCTAATCCAGAGTCTATCGACGAATGTTGGATTGCCGGCTTCCGTTGGAACAGGATAAATTCGAATCGTCGGTCCGTACTGGGAATAGCTGTAGTTCGATCGACGGACTCTATACGCCGCTTCAAGCATGCTACGTCGCAACACGTCTTCAAAAATAGGCAGCACATAAAAGACCGTGCTGTTGACGTACGACTCGTACCTCATCTCCGTCGCCAAGAAGTTCGTGATATTCGAAGCATTCAGCAAGAATTGCTGAGCGGTGACGGGACTAAAATGATAGACCTCGACCATTCTCAACTTGGTCTGTTGAGAAGCGCTCAAATTCGGAAACAGATAAGATCCGCTAGAATTTTTGAGCTCAGTGTAGATGTTGTAATCCTGGCGACCGGGCTGCAGATCGATATATCCCAGAATCGACTCGTAAGATCCTCCGACACCCGCTTCCATGGAATACGGCTCGGCCTGTCGAAACATGAACTCGAGAGTCTGACGAGGGAAAGTATTGGTGACATTCGA